GTGTATGAATTAGGCTCAACAACAACCATTGATCCATCTCCAGTGCCAGTAATTACACCTGAATTGTCCACATAAAAATTTAGTCCTGCAACTAAACCAATTTGTGATTGACCAGTTACTAAACCAGTTTGGTTGCTTGGCTGATATGCCTGAAATAATGGAATGCCATTATTATTATATGACATTATGTTTGCCCATTGGTCAGGAGATACAATTAAAGACCTGGCAAATCTTTGTGTTGATCCATAAATTGCTGCATTTGATCGTGATGTGTATGCAAGCAATCCCGCAGCTGTGTTTGCTGTTGGTGTGCCATCAGCGGTTGCACCTGCTAGTAATGCTGTGCCAACGGCTGATGTTTGTGCTAATGCCATTGACGCACCCATTATCATTATGAGTTCATTGAAAAAATCAGGACTGCTTCTCTCAATAATCTCAGTTGTGAGAATGTTGCGACCTGCAAAACGGCTGATATCAACATTTAGAAATGATGATTCAATTCCAGTGTTTGAAACTGCGCCTGATTCTGCAACTGCTGCAACTGTTGCAACTTGAGTGATTTTAGGAATTTGGAATTGTAGCCCAGCATCAGGCAAATTTCCGCGACTGATTGCATCAATGTTGGCTCTTGTTGCATTGCTTAAACCATTGATGACCTCATTCAATTGGCGTGTTGGATTAAAACCAACATTGGTTGTTCCCAAATCGTCTGTTGCGGCTTTAACATAAAGTGCTGAATCAGAATTTGGATTCAACTGTGCTTTGATTGAATGCTCAACCCATGATCCCATGTTTACAATTGGGTTTCTTGGCTTTGCATAAAACATTGGTGTTGATGTTGTTGCTTTGACTGCCAGTGATGCATCAACTGTTTCAGTTGGTGCGGCTGGTTCAGTAATTGGCTCTGACACTTTTTCTCCTTCGGTTGTTGGCTCTGTTTCCACAACTGTTGTGGGTTCAGAATTTTCCTCTGTTGCTGCCACTTTTGTGACACGCGCTGATCTAACGGCTGGCTCAGATGTTAGGGCAACGGCTTGCAAATCTCCATTGATGATTTTCATTGTTCCATCCTTTAACATTTCATAATCATTTACGGCTAGTTCCACACTGAAACCATCACGCAATCCATCCATTGCTTCAACCAATGCATCAGTTCCAGCGGTGGTATTAGCAATTTTAAATGTGGCATCAATGGATTTATCAGAATTTAAACTCATGCTGAGTGTTTTTCCAATGCGCCTGGTGCGGTCATGCTCTAAATTTAAAAACACATCCTTTGGCTGGATGCTACCTTTTGCAAATATAACTTTGCCAGTGCTGGCATTTGCGGCTTCATTAAATGCAACAATGCGCCCGCTGATTGTCCTAGATTCTGAATCAGCTGCGGTGATCTGCATTGGGGTGGTTAGTTTCATAGTGCCATGTCCTCTTTTCTCATTATTTCATCAGCGGTCATTACGCCAATGCGGTTGTATATTTCATAAATTTGAGCGCGTTCAAGTGCTGATCCGCGCAAGTAAACATCAAAGTCATGTCTGATCACTTGTGATGATGGGGTGAAATCAGGCATTGACAATCTTTGGGATATTGCATCAGCAATTGGAATCAATGAGAAATCTAGCAATGTTTGGCGGGCTGTGACTGCATTTGAATAAGTCATTGATGATCCACTTGGTGAATCTGTGAAATATGCTGGAATGCCTACTGCTCTTGAAATTTCGGTGGCAATGTGTTCACGCGCTTCTGCCAATTGTAATTTAAGCGGATCAAATCCAACCTGTTCCATTGTCACATCAGCATTTAGAAATGCAGTTGTGCGGTTGCGCCTAGCAATGCCCCATTGATCCAATAACTTTGCAATGCGATCTGCTGGCAATGCTGTGCCATTTGATTTCAACACCATTGATGGGATTGGCTCACGCGCATAATTCATTGCAGCGCGTTCCAACTCAGCACCTGTGCGAATGGTGCGCCCTGCTCTATTTAAAACACCAACATCACCTGGATTGTAAAACACAACAAGACTGCCAATACCCGAATCAGGCAGTTTGTATCCACCATCAATTGTGTATCCTGTGATTTCTGTGGCATCAGCATTAGTTTCAATTCCTACGCGGTCAGGTGAAATTCTTTGCACTGATCTAACTCTTAGGGTGTCAGAATACTGTTCCGTAATTTGAAAATACCCGAACCCATATAGCAAAATGTCACTTGCCAGCCATGCATAGGTGGCTTGTCCTGGCAATCTTGGATCAGGTGTATTTATCACACGCGGTGCATCTAATCTCATGCCTGTTGATCTATCGCGCAACACTAATGGGATTGATGCAATGCTTTGGCAAATAATATCTTTAGCGCGGGTTGCAGATGGGATTGAAATAAACTCCTGGTAGGTCGCACTGATTGGTGTGTTGATAAATGTGTAAAGTGAATTTAAATTGTTAAGCGGTGCCAAATTAGTTGCGGCAACATCAGGTTCAGGCGCAGCTGTTTTTGTCTGCACTCTAAATCTATCAAGGATCGCCATGCCCGCATTTTCTCAGGCGGCTAGCACTAGCCAATCAAAATATCAACATCTGTGCTTGGGCGTGTCGCATAATGTGTTACCAGCGCAGTTGCCACCGCTGCACAAATTGCAGATTGGCTTGCCCGCCTACCCAAAACAATTCCCCCATCACCCCTGGTTAATTTAACCGCTGAAAGCATTTGCAGGGTCAGCATCTCCTGATTTCTGTGGCGTAATCTGCCCGCGTTAATTGCTGAAATCATCTCATCACATGATTGCGGATAAAATGAATCGGCTTCCATTATGGGAATTCCAGCGGGTTGCAACCTGGCAGCCACTGATGCGCTAGTTCGCCTGGAATAGATCAGAAACTCAATTGGGTATTTGCGACAATAGGCTGATGCATCATTTGCGATTTCTTTGTCATCCAGTGCAACCGCGTTTTCCCAGGTATGTAACAACTTAACAATGAACTGGTCATTGGGTAATTGCTGGGCTGCCACCAATGCGCAATGTCGCCTATCGGGTGAATGATCCAATGCCATCCAGGTGATTTTCTCAGTATCCAAATCCAACTCAGGTGATTCACATGATCGCCATTCAATCTCACCAATGGCTGATGAAATGGTTGCCACCCAGCGGCTTAATACCTCAGTCATCAAAACCTCATGTGGATCATTAAGCAATTGACCAATGTTGTCTGCATGAATTGTGTGACCCAGGGCTGGCACTGCCGCAATTATGTTTGCATGATCATTGATGTCATCACTGGGTGCTGACCATTCAAAATACGCAATCTCATCACTATTGCCCGCAGCTGCTGCAATGCCCCTATCCCTGATCTGATTCAAAACAACTGAATGCTGATCACCCGCTGATGAATAAGCCATGATCATTGGATTCTTGGCGGCAAGCAATGAATACCGCAATGATGCAAATGATTCCAAATCGTGTTGTTCTCGCAACTCATCCAGGTGAACTGTTGTGGGTGATGTGCCACGCGCTGCCGATCCACCCGCCTTGATTGCAAACCTTGAAACCCCATTTTTGTTTTGAACTGTTATCTCCTCGTTACCATGTGACCATTTGATCCGCTGCACCTTCTTTGATAAATCATTGCTGCCCTCAATTAAGCCAACCAGCGTTCGAAATTGTTCCAGGGATGTGGTCAGGCGGTGGGCTGATGCAATTTGCAATGGCTCATCAAATAAAAACATGCCCGCCAAAATCCGCACCAACATCATTGTTGATTTTCCACTTTGTCTTGAAACGACTGTTGCAACCAGCGGTGTTGCCCATCTCCCATCAGGGCGCACTTTATGTGAATGCTCAATGACAAATTTCTGCCAGGGCATCAATTCCAATTTCAATGAAGCTGCAAAATCTATGATCTCTAAGCCCCTGGATGGCAAATCATTCAGTGGCGTGTGGATTCTTGGGGTCGGAGAGCCAAACTGCCCTGCTAATGACTGAGTCAAAACCGATTGCGGCTGAA